GCGGTCCTGGAGCCCGGTGCCACAAACCGGGCTCCGTGAATAACAATCAAGGTCTAGTGACTATGGGACATGGTGGATCAAGGCCAGGCGCCGGGCGCCCGTTCGGCACGACAGGTGTTCCGTCTCGGGTCTACGACCGTCTTCCTCGGTTTGAGGCCGACGCAGTCCGTGCGATGCGTATTCGTGTCCCGGCGGGTACGCCCGCGCCCCACGCTGATCTCGCAGACTACGCTCTCAAGCGCGTCGTTGACGTACTCAACGAGGACGTTGACCCGCTGCACGCGACAAACGTGCTTCGGGCAGCGACGGCGATTAGGGAAGAGATTTGTGGCCCGATCGTCAAGAAGATCGAGTTGAAGACGTCGTTGGCGGAACTGTTGGCCGCCGCGAGCCACGACGACGTGATCGAGGGGGAGTTCGAAGAGATCGGCGCCTTGCCAGCGCATGACGACGCGCAGCTGGACGCGCTGGACCCCGAGCGCAGACACAAAGAAGCCCCGGCCAGGCCCGAAGGCCCAGCCGGGGCTGACCCCGAGCTAGCTACTTGACCACGATGTTGCCGTGCTGCACATCCCAGACCAGGCAAGCCTTGGTGTAGGACTCGAGCCCGGCCGGGGCGCTGGCGATGATGGCCTGGAGCGTGGCGCCCACCTTGTAGGACTCGATGCACTTGGCAGCCTTGGACCCCGGGCGCCGGGCGACGTTGCCGATGGACTCGACGACCATGCTGAGGACGATGCTGCGCGCCGGGACGGCGGCCCGCATGGCCTTGAGGGCGACGTTGCGCTTGGAGGTGGACGGGGCCTTGGCGACGGGGGCCAGGCCGGGGACGCACTGAGGGCAGCCAGCGACGCAGGAGCAGGGAGCAGCGACGACGGGCGTGGCAACAGCGGACTCGATGGTAGCCATGATGTACCCCTGTGTAGGCCGAGCCGGAGTGGCCCTGCCGCCTACATACTGAACGTAAGCACCCCCAAGCGGATGGCAAGCGTACCAGAGGGGTTGCCCCCTTGGAGGTAGAGCGCCGCGCCCTGGGGGTGTGGAACGCACGCGAGCGTTGCAAGAGCCATGCCACACGGTGACCCGGCCCTGGGACATGCAAGAGCCGAGCCAGAACCGGAATTGACCCGAAAGGGGGGGCACCCCGGGGTTTGGAACGGGGCCCCGACGCGAGGGGGGACCCTACGCATAATTTTCCTCGGAATTTGGAACTTGATTCGGAGGGCGGAGCCCCGGGCGCGAAGTGCCAAGTCAGAGACGAGGAGCCTGGTCCTGGGCCTCGCCCCGGGGTAAGGTAGAGCATGGATTATCGCGCCCAGGCGATCAAGAACCTGAAGCGGTGGAAGAAGGACCCGGTTCTATTCGTGCGCGAAGTGCTCGGCGCCGAGCCCGACGAGTGGCAGATCGAGTACCTCTACTCCCTCCGAGACAACGATCGCACCTGCGCGAAGGCGTGCAAGGGACCAGGGAAGTCGTGCGCGATGGCCTGGGGCATCCTCTGGGCGATGACGTGCTTCCCCCACCTCAAGGGATACGCCATCTCCATCACAGGGGAGAACCTGCGAGACAACCTCTGGGCCGAGATCGCGACCTGGCAGAACAAGAGTGAGTTCCTGAAGGAGATGTTCGTCTGGCAGGCGGAGCGCTTCTTCGCCAAGGAGGCGCCCGAGACATGGTTCATCTCGGCGAGACAATGGAGCAAGAGTGCTGACAAGACTCAGCAGTCCAACACCCTCGCCGGACTTCACGCCGAGCACACCCTCGTTCTTATCGATGAGGCTGGTGATATCCCATCGTCAGTCACAGAGGCTGCCGACGCATCCCTATCCACTGGGAAGTGGAATCGCATTCTCATGGCAGGGAACCCTACGCAGACGTCTGGGCCTCTGTACGACGCCTGCACCTCGCAGCGTCACCTTTGGAAAGTCATCGAGATCACTGGGGACCCGGACGATCCGAAGCGTGCGAAGAGAATCAAGGTAGAGTGGGCCAGGCAGAAGATCGCCACCCTGGGCGCCGAGAACCCGTGGGTCCTCGTCAACGTCTACGGCCGCTTCCCGCCAGCGGGCTGGAACAAGCTCATCGGCCCGGAGCAGTGTCAGGCGTCCTCGAAGAGGACGCTCACCGACGCCAACTGGAAGCCATTCGCCAAGATCATGGGCGCCGACCCGGCGCGCTTCGGGGACGACGCAGCAGTCACCTTCCGCCGCCAGGGCCGGTTGGCCTTCGCGCCGAAGGAGTACAGGAACCTGAGCACCACGGACCTGGCCGAGCAGATCCTCAAGGAGATCATGGAGTGGGACGCGGACAAGTGCTTCATCGACATCACCGGCATGGGAGTCGGCGTCTTTGATCACATCGTGTTCCTCGGCTACGGGGACCGAGTGGCTCCTGTGAACTTCGGAGAGAAGGCGCTCGAGACCGAGAGATACAACAATCGCAGGACGGAGATGTACGCGCGTGCGTGCGACTGGGCTAAGGCCGACGGCAAGCTTCCGTATCACCCAGAGCTCTTCCAGGAGCTCTGCGCTCACGAGTACGACTACGACCCGAAGAGCCGGATGGTGCTATGGTCCAAGGACGACGTGAAGGCGCTGATCCAGCGCAGCCCGGACACCGCGGACGCGTTCGCCCTGACCTTCGCCGCGTCCGTGGCGCCGAGGATTCCGTACTACGAGCGCGAGGGCCGACTGCCATTTTCAGGGGTGCCCGGCTATGGTAAGACCGTGACTGAGTACGACATCTACGGTCGCGACTGAGGAGGCGAGGGATGGGCTCAGCTGGGAAGTGGGTGGACAAGAACGTGCTCCAGGACAAGTGGGTGGGGATCGCCTTCCCCGGCCTCATGGCGTACCAAGCCGCGAAGGGCAAGGGATTCTTTGAGAAGCCCAAGGCCCCGGACGTCGGCACTCCGCCTCCTCCGGTGGACATCACGGACCAGGCCGTTCAGGCCAAGCTCCGCGAAGAGGACTTCCGCACAGGTTCCGGGTCCAGGCGCAACTCGTTCATCACCGGCCCGCTGGGCGACCAGACCAACATCCCGGTCATGGGTAAGTCCATCATCACGGGTGGCTAGATGCCAGAGCCTCTGAAGCAACTGCTCACGCAGCGGTACTCCCAGCTCTGGACGGACCAGAGCACCTGGCGCGATCACTGGCAGCAGATCGCTGAGCAGCAGCAGCCGAGGCGTGCGCGCTTCTACGACAAGGACGCGAACAAGGGCGACAAGCGGAACGCCAAGATCGTCAACAACACCCCGCTCATCGCGATGCGTGTGGCCGCCGCTGGGATGATGGCCGGGATCACGTCTCCGGCTCGTCAGTGGTTCCGCCTGACGCACCCGGACCCCGACCTTCTGAAGTCGTCCAAGGTCCGCGCCTACCTGTTCAGGCGCGAGGCGCTGATGACCAACATCATCGCCAAGAGCAACATCTACAACGCGCTCGCGGGAGCGGTCTACCCGGACACCCTGGCGTTCGGCACTCACGCCACGTTCTTCGAGGAGGACACGGAGAGCATCGTTCGGTTCTACCCGCAGGCGATCGGCGAGTACGTCCTCAGCACGAGCAACCGGGGCGTCATCGACACACTCGGTCGCGACGTGCCGATGACTACGCGCCAGCTCGTGCAGAGCTTCGGGCTGAAGAACGTCTCGGGTGTGGTGAAGGACCAGTACGACAAGGGAATCTACGACCAGCTCCACCGGGTCATTCACTTCGTCCACCCCAACGAGGACTACAATCCCAAGGTACTCGGCAGCAAGAAGTGGGCTTCTCGATGGTTCGAGAAGAACGACTACGGCGAGCCCGACAAGTTCCTGCGTCAGTCTGGATACGGCCGGTTCCCGGTGTTGGCCCCTCGGTGGGCGCTTACCAACTCCGTGAGCGACGTCTACGGGTTCAGCCCCGGGATGGACGCTCTCGGCGACTGCAAGGAGCTTCAGCACCTCGAGAAGCGGAAGGCCACGATCGTCGACAAGATCTCGGACCCGACGCTGGCCATCCCCGAGGACATGAGGAACCAGCGCATCTCGCTCGTGCCTGGGGACCACGTCCTGGTGCCGAGAACCGCGCAGGGGCAGCGGATTGAGCCGATCCAGAGCCTGGCTCCTGGCGCTCCGACTGCCGTGCAGGATCTCATCGATCGCGTGGAGCAGCGAGTCGCCAAGGCATTCTACGCGGATCTTTGGTTGCAGATCATCAACGACGACCGGACTCAGCCGCGCACCGCCCGAGAGATCGCAGAACGCCACGAGGAGAAGATGCTCCAGCTGGGCCCCGTCGTTCAGCGGGCCGAGGACGAGCTGCTGGATCCGCTCATCGACTACGTCTACGAGCGGGTGGACGAGCTGGGTCTGCAGGAGGACCCGCCCAAGGAGCTTCAGGGCCAGGCTCTGGGGATCGAGTACATCTCGGTGATGGCTCAGGCGCAGCGGCTGGTGAATGTCTCGAGCACGGAGCGCTTCGTTAGCTTCGCCCTCGGCTTCGCGCAGGCCAAGCCCGAGGCGCTGGACAAGCTGGATGCTGACGCGATCGTCGAGGACATGGGTGTGATCCTGGGCGTGAACCCCAGGTACATCGTGGACCAGGACGTCGTGGACGAGCAGCGCGCTCAGCGGGCGAAGCAGAACCAGGCGGCGCAGCAGGGCGAGGCGATGCTCAAGGCTGCGAAGGGCGCGAAGGACGCATCCTCTACGGAGCCTGACAAGATCGCCGCTCTGGCCCAGATGATGGGCGGCCAGGCCGGAGCGGCTCAGGCCGGGTTCACGCAGCCCGGCGGGATGCCGATGCAATGAGCGGCCCCAGCGGACAGGTCGAGACTCAAGACGAGCTCGAGAAGTACGACAAGCTCAGGCTTGAGCAGGAGACCCTGGATCTCAAGGCGGTGATGGAGCTCGGAGCCGGGCGTCGGCTGATGTACCGAGCAATCTTCGCTATTGCAGGGGCCGAAACGCTGAGCTATACTGGCTCCAACGACGCAACGAATTTCCGCGAGGGTCGACGAGACGTGGGTCTGACGTTGATGCGCGAGGCCCAGGAGAAGGTTCCGGAGCTCTACCTCACGATGCTGGGCGAGGCAATCTCGGAAGCGGCCCGCGTAACGGAACGAATGAAGTTCGCAAAGGAGAAGGCCCATGTCCGAGACGACGACTCCCACGACACCTGACCCTTTGACTCCGGCGGAAGGAACCCCGGCCGCAGTCACTCCCCCGGCTCCGGTCGAGGGCGCAGCACCGAAGGCTGATGCAGCAGCGGCGGGGACGTCGCTGATCGGCAGTCCGACACCGAAGGAAGGCACGGAGCCGAAGCCGGCTGAGAAGCCGGTGGAGGACATCCAGTTGAAGCTTCCCGATGGCGTCAAGGTGGACGAGAAGTTCTTGGGCGACTTCAAGGGCATCGCGAAGGAACTCCAGCTGAAGAGCGAAGGTGCTCAGAAACTGGTGGATCTGCATCTCAACTTCGTCAACAACCTCGCGAAGGAATTCGCGGATGCGGGGACGAAGCGTGCGGCTGACTGGATGAAGGCCGTGGAGAGCGATCCAGATCTGGGTGGGTCCAAGATCAAGGACACATCCCTGACGGTTCACAAGGCTGTCCAGAAGTTCGGCGGAGACGAGTTCCGCAAGTCGGTTGACGAGATGGGTCTCGGCAACTGGCCTCCCCTGGTGAAGTTCCTGCACCGTGTCGGAGCTACGCTGAAGGATGACACGGCTGCGATCGGAGCTACGCCAGCGGCCACCCCGACGAACGACGACGAGGCGTTTCACCGGTCGCTCTACGACAAGAGCCCCGGGATGTTCTCCGCGAAGTAATCTCCGAAAGGGAGACCGATGGCTACCGTCAATCAGTCCCTCCTCACCCTGCAGGATCAGGTCAAGCGCATGGCGCCTGACGGGTCCATCGACCGGGTGGTCGAGGCTCTCACGAAGAAGAACCCCATCCTGCAGGACGCTGTCTTCAAGATGGGCAACCTCGAGACCGGCGAGCGCGTCACGACTCGCATGGGGCTCCCGGGTGTCGCCTGGCGGCGTCTCAACGAGGGCGTCGCTCCCGCCAAGAGCCAGACCGAGCAGTACGATGAGACCTGCGGAATGCTCTCGGGCATGAGCGTGGTCGACATCGAGGTCGCCAAGCTCAACGGCAACGAGGCGGCGTTCCGCGCGTCGGAGGACATGGCGTTCCTCCAGGCGTTCAACAACGAGGTCTCGACCGGCCTCTTCTACCACACCACGAAGACGGCCCCTGAGAAGTTCAACGGGCTCACTCCGCGCCTCGACTCCACCACGGCGGCCTGGGGCAACCAGATCATCCTGGGCGGTGGTGCTGCGAACAACACCTCGATCTGGCTCGTCAGCTGGGGCGAGAACACCGTCTACGGCATCTACCCGAAGGGTAGCGTCGGTGGCCTCCAGCCCAAGGACATGGGCGAGCAGATCTGGGACGACGGCTCCGGCAAGAAGTTCATCGCCTACGTCACCCAGTGGATGTGGAAGATCGGCCTGGTCGTGAAGGACGCCAGGTACATCGTCCGCATCCCGAACATCAACTCGAGCACCCTGGTGAAGGACGCTGCCTCTGGCGCCGACCTCATCACGCTGATGGTCAAGGCGTACCACCAGCTCCAGGACACGAACACGGGTCGGCTCGCGTTCTACTGCAACCGCACCATCGGCACCTGGCTGCACCTCCAGGCGATGAACGCGGTCAAGAACTCGACCCTCTCCATCGAGATGGTCGGCGGCAAGCCGATCACCTACTTCCTCGGCATCCCGATCCGCGAGACGGATGCCATCACCAACAGCGAGAACACCGTCAGCTAACCGCTGGGGTGACAGAAAGGATACCATGATCTTCGACAAGCAGAACAGCTTCTGCTTCAACACCACCCTGGTTGCGACCGCTGGTGCGGCCGTCGTCCTGGGGGATGTCATCGACCTCTGGGGCGGGGCGGCTTCGCTCCCCAACCCGGTTCCTCCGGTCGGTGGCCCCCTCGCCACCGTCGCTGACGCTTTCGCGGGTCGGCAGAGCCCCATCGTGGGCATCATCACCACGGCTGTCACCCAGGCGGCCAACACGGTGACGCTGGCGCTGACCATCGCGGACAACGCGGCGCTGACCACCAACCCGGTCACGCTCTGGACGTCTGGGGCTCTCGCCGCGGCGACTCTGGTCGCCGGCTACCGTCTCCGCATCCCCACGGGCTTCAGCGTTCCGCTGGGTCGGCAGCAGTTCATCGGCTGGCTCTACACGGTGACCACCTCGAACGTCACTGCCGGGGCCTTCACCTCTGGGTTCGTCACCCAGGTCCAGACGTCTCCCAACTCCTTCCTGTAGCACCTCGAGGCCCACATGGCTGTCTACGAAGTGGTTCGGATGCCGCACTACCGGGACGGAAAGCTCTACGCCGTCGGCGAGACCTTCGTCCTCCCGGCTCCCATCTCCAACGAGAAGGAGTGGGACTACCTGAAGCGCCTGGATCCGGAGGACGACTCGAACCCCGAGCTGACTCCGGAGGAGCAGATGAAGGCCGACATCGCCGCGAAGGTCGCTGCTGCGAAGGCCGCTGCCGTCGGGAAGTAGTTCACCGAGGGGGCCCCTCCGGGGGCCCCCTCTCTTCGCTTGAGGGATCATGGCTATTTCGAACATGGATGTTTGGAAGCTGGCCCTCGCGAAGATCGGTAACACCAACTTCCCAATCGCGGAGACTGACCAGACGACGGAGGCGATCGTCTGCTCGGTGGAGTACCCTCAGATTCGTGATGAGGCGTTCATCAAGGTCAAGCCCAAGTTCGCGACGAAGAGGTACAACGCCGCACTGAAGCCTGCTACCGTCACGGGCTGGGACTACGTCTACGCACTTCCTTCCGACTACCTGTGCCCTCTCGGCATCGCCGATTCGATGGGCCGGTTCATTCCTCTTCAGCTTCGTGAGCTGTACGACATCGAGACTGACGGGTCTGCGTCCGTTCTGCTCACCAACATCTCTGGCGCAGAGCTGATCTACGTGGCGCGAATCGCTGAAGTTCAGCGGTGGGATCCGCTGTTCGTGAACGCGGTGGTCTACGGACTCGCCACCGCGCTGGCTCTTTCCATAAAGAAGGACGCCAACTTGGCGATGGCTCTGAGCCGTGAGTACGACAAGAAGCTCGGAGAAGCCTCGGGCCTGGCTTTCATCAGCCAGAACATGGGTCGTCCGCCTGAGTCCTCCATCATTCGTTCGAGGGACTAATGGCCGGTCCTAGGCAGACGAACTTCGGTGGCGGAGAACTTGATCCACGGCTCTGGGGCCGCAAGGATCTCAAGGTCTACTCGGCCGGAG